TTCATCTCTGATGGAGTCCAGCTCTTTGGATAAACACCATAGTATTCCAGAGATTCGTAAGGAACTTTTTTGTTATCCAGGTAAACTATTTCAAGCTTAGTAGCCTTGAAGTGTGGGCTGTTAGCACCACCTGGTCTTGAGTTTTCAGTAGAGTCACCCGTAATTGGATTGTGAACTGTCTTAAACCAATCCCAAAGAACAGGAGCTGTATTCTTCAGGTATAGGTGATCGAAAGTTATTGTCAGTTCACTTGGGACACCTTGACCTGGGTAGTAAAGCGTGTCATTAAGACGTTTGACAGTGATGTCTTCGACGCGGAAGCCAGCGTTGGAAACTTGCTTTGCGGCAAGTGTTAGATCAGTGCCCCCTGCGATTCTGTTCAGTGGAAGCCCATAGAAGTGGGCTTCGAACTGATACGTCCTTACTGAATCAAGCTCAGTTGAAATTACAGGTAAATTCTGACCTGCGTTGAACTCTCTACCATAAAGAGTCTTAAAGTATGATTGATATTGCGCCATTTATTTTCTCCTTATCCTACGATCTGAGCAGATTGTGAGGTTACGTTAATTTCAAAGACAACTGCCTCGGCAGCTTTCGTTGGCTTGAGTAGAATCTTACACCAAACTTCATTTCTATCCACTCTGACAGGAGTGTTAGTAGTTTCATCACAGACCACTGCGAACTCAGTGATACCTCTTCTTCTCTTGATATCGTCAAGGAGAGGCTCAACAACTTCCTTGATTTGAGACCAGAGAATGCTATCATTAGGCTCGAAGGCGAATCTTTGGGTAGAGAGGAGTAGAACTTTTCTGATGTAAATCAGAAGCATTCTAACGTTAACTCTATCAAGAGCTGTTGGTTCTCTTTGAGTCGTTCTTTGACCAAAGATGGTGATGCCTTGTTGTGGGAAGTTAACGATCGGGTTAACTACATTACCACCGCTATACATGGAGTCTCTATCTCCTTGATTGAGCTTAACTTGAGTTTCAATTGGCTTAGTTAAGCGACCTCTGATGAAACCAGCAGGAGCAAACCAAAGCTCTGCTGTTCCAGCAGTGAATGCAATTTGTCTTGCACCATAGACAGCAGGATCTAACCAAACATCCTTCTTGAGAAGAGGAACATAGGTCTTAACCCAAGGCCAGTATAGAGCAGCATAAGAAGAGTTTATTGCAGACTTTCTTTCTTCTGATAAACCATTCGACCACTCAATTGCTTCTTGCACTGCATCTTTACCATAAGGAGGAGATACACAGGCAATGAAGTTTTGGCTGGTTTCTGCTAGGGTTACTAAGGCATTCTGAATTGATGGCTCGTGAAGACCGGGGACAATACCCACGGTAATATTCAGTTGATCATCATCCAGAGCATAGATACCGGTTCTATTGTAAAGGCTTCCAATGATATCATCTTCATACTGTGAAGTGTTTCCGTTTGTTCCACCTAGAAGAGATACTGTATTATCCAGAAGCTTCACAAACTTGGGAGTGAAGTCTGGGTAAACCGTGGATGCTCCGCCTTGAACTCCTGAGAATCCGACAGTGGTTTGGAAGATTGCGCTAGCGGCAAGAGTGAAATCATCTAGCCCAACTAGATCTACAGTATTACCGCTGACTATAACATTTGCCTTGATATAATCAGATCTTGGATTTACATCTGTAGTGTTGATAAGATCTGTTAATAAGCTACCTTTTGTTGTTAAGGTTGTCTTAAAGCTTTCAGCAAGAGACCCACCTTCGTTTACAGTGATAACAAATCTATCGCCACCTAAACCATCAACTTCGACAGAGTTACCTACAACACTCCCATCATCTCTCGAACTTAGATTATACCCAGTGCCAGGGTATAGAGATTCTACTAAGTATTTAACAGAATCATTGAAGAGAGTTACGCCTTTGGTAGTTATCGAGCTAGCTGCTACTGCCGGATCTCCAGCGTTAGACCCTACATCTCCATAACCATTGACCCCAAAGAATACAGGCAAGGTGCCAGAAACTGTAAGAGAGGCCCCAGATCCTGCAAAAGATCCTACAATAAATCCTCTATAGGTTCCTGTTCCTCCGTTCTGTCCTACTGTATTATTTTTTGGCTGCTTCTTACCGTCACTATCAACAGTATATTCATAGTAACCACCAACTTTTAAATCATCAAGATATGCTCCAAGCGTAGCTGCAAAAGCTTCAGCTTGATCGGTGTAAGAACCAGCAGCAATTGTAAAAGTTTTTGCAGAGTTAAATTGGTTAACTCCATTAGTATTTGATACTTGAACGGTAAACGTTAATGACTTAGTGACGCCAATGCCTGCTGAACTAACAGCAACTGCCGGACATGAGCCGAAGGTCAGAGTTCCTGAGGCTGCTTTAGCTGTTTGATCAGCTACTCTAACAAAATACATACTATTAGTCGTTTCTAGTATTTCTAGAGCGCCTAGTATGCCTTGTCCTGGGAGAGATTCATTAGGTTCTCCGAAAGTTCTAACTAACGCTTCTTGGCTAGTAATTAGAGTAGCCTTGTTAGTAGGCCCTTTTGTTGAGAAACCGACTACACCAACTGTGGTTGAGTTGATTGTTGCAGGATAGTTTGATACATCCTTTTCAATTACATAAACACCTGGGCTAACTATATTTGCCATTTTATACTCTCTCTATTCTAAGTAAGTTTTTTCTTACCATATTTTTAATCTGTCCACCTATCGAAGCTTCTTCAATTAGGACAGACTCTTTTGGCGTTAGCCAAAATGACTTGGTTCCTGAGCTAGTTAATATAAAGATGTTAAAACCTTGCGCTGATTGATTTTTTAGCTTGACTAACATAGTTTACTTCTCCAGAATGGATAGGCCGTCAGCATTGATTCTAATCGTGTCGCCACCTCTGATGAGTCTTTGCTTGCTAGGAGTAGGCACAAATAACTCATAGCCTATGTAATCATCAGCATTTGTTCCTGTTGATCCTCTTACTAAGCAGTAACCAGAGATATTGAAGGTCGCAGTCGTAGGCCCAGGAGCGACGGGGAAATCTATGACAACGTTATTGATAGCTCTAATTGCACTTAAACCATCTACCTTGGCTACAGTAATATCTGCCGCACCTGGTAATGCAACTCGGTAAGCTCCAGCAGAAACTTCTACAGCAGAGATTGAGCTAGCTGGGTAAGGTTCAGTCACGCCTGCTGGGATTGCGCTAAGAAGACCGACATATAGAGCTTCTCTTGCCCCCATGTCGCTGTTATTAATATAATAGTTCATCAGCTCTATGCCGAATTCGCGAGTCTTTCCAATATAATTTGCCATAATCTAGCTCCTTATTAGTATTTATCCAACAACATTAATAGTTTAACTTATAAAATATAATTTTTATTAGGACAAAACAGTTTTTCTAGTAAACTCAATGAATCTAATTCTTGAGTCACTTGTGTTCGGAATCTTGAATGTCTGCCCAGAACTGACTGTTTGTGGTGTGATTAGTTCAGCGACCATGATTGGAGTAATCCTCAAGCCAGAAGTAATTCTAACTGCGTAAACAACAATTCCTTGAATTAAACCCCAATTTTCAGCAGCTTGTGGGAAAACAACTTCTTGATTAAGCTGAATACCCATTCCACTAGCACCTAAAGAAGCATTATACACTAAACCTGGAGCTGTTATATTTCCTTTATTTATAGCAACTGAGGTATATTTGTGGCTAGTGGTAGGTCCTATATTGTTATAATTAACGCCTTGTAAAGTTCTAGAGGACCCTGGGTAAGTGTATGTAGCATTAGAAAATATTTCTCTTGCTCCGTTCCAATTGTCTCCTGCCCCTGCCGCAAAATTAGTTGGCATGGCTGAAAGTAATCCTATTTGATAAGGTAGACCTAAAACATCCTGTAAGAATTCGTTCCCAGTGTTACCTTGAATCAATGCTAATTCTGCTTCTGCTAAATATCTTGTTTTCATGTTAACTACCTACTGGAGTGAACCCGTCATTGGCTGGAACACAATACTCTGGGACAATAGACACGATCTTTCCTGTGTTCGTGACTAAAAATTTTGGACTTGGAATATGAGATTCTACTGTGATATCAAAACTCTTTCTCAAGACTCGATTCTCTCCATCTCTTAGTTTCGTAGGAGGTTCATCACTTTCTTTTGATAGGAAAGCTTTCGTCGTTGAGTTATACTTAGTATATATGTCAATGTCAGGACTAAACATTCTATGAATTTGTTCAGCGATGTGATCCATGTCTTCTTGATACTTACTCCAGACGTTCAATCTATAAACTATGTTAACAGGCACTGAGGGTAAACTAGCTACCCTTTCCGCTCTGTTGGTCAGCTTGTTCCAGTATCTCTCAAAGTTAATGATTGTGCCATATTTTTTCCTGTTAGTGTTACCTTGAGATGATGATTTATATATGGACATTACTGGTAAAATTATGTTTGCTTCTTTTTTCTTTTTAGCAACTATTCGGTCCATCATACCGTGCCAACAAGGAATTTGTTTAAGATTATTCTCATCATCAATGTAAACTAGATCTGAGAACACGTTAATAATATACTCTAAAGTGTCTCTGAATATTTCAGTAACCTTTTCATCACCCTTAGTTCTTAGAGTTAACTCTTGCCAGAGTTTTGTTTCAAACTTATAAAGAGATCTATTTGATAGAATTTGATTTTCTTCATTAATTCTTCTTATAGTTTGTGTCAGACTATCAGAGGAAAGAATCTCATCGTCTCCTCCTACTAAGGACCCTCCAGGCGATAACCCCCAGCCAGAACCTTTTACATGAGTGAATATAGAATTAAATGAGGACTCTCCAGAAAAAGCTGGTTGGTAGTTAATTGCGTTTGTAATTACAGTAAACTCCGCAACTCCCATGAACGATGGTTGAGTTATTGTGATACTATTCAGTAGGAGTGATTGAGATAGGACTCCACTAAAGATAATTGGCAAACCTTTTATTTCTGAAAATTCTGCTGATGATAACTGTAAAGAAAAATCGTATAATGAATTACCTAATTTTATAAAAGAATTAAAATCTCCTGAACTAAGAGTTAAAGAATACTCGTGAGAAAAATTAGGTAAGCTATATTCACTTACAAAGTCTCTCAATAAAAACTCTGTAGAGAAGCTTAGTGTGGTAGAAGAGTCTACAATTTTTGGTAAAATTAAATCAAAAGAGCCTTCTCCATTAAAAGAAACTTCCGCTATTGAAGTTAGGGATAATTCACTTGAGATTAAATTTAGACCAACAAGGTTACTATTAAATAAATCTACCTCAAGATAAACGTAAGAAGTTTCATCTCTTATAGCATCAACCACTGTTAAACTGTCATTTCCATAATCTCTAACTGACGCATTTACAAATTTAGGAAACACTGAGAATGCTTGAGACGATAGACTTGTCTCTCCAACATAACGAAGATTCGACAAGCTAACTAATGAGAAATTAGACTCAACTGTAATTTGTGAATTTAGAGTAGTTTCTCCAATGACATTTAATCTGTTGAGATAAATATTAGTTATCTCTCGGTCTTTCCAGTGATCGTTAAGCACACCATCAATATTTGGAAAATATTCAGGATGTCCTAAAGCATTATTAAATCCGAATCTAGCAGAGTTGCCTGGAGATCCCCATCCGAGCACTCCCCAACTTCTTACATAGTGAGCAGCTATTGCCGTGCTGTTTGCTGCCTTCTCTGGGTCGTAAGCTTCGGGACCTAAGCTATCTTCGATAAATGTTTTGCCGTCAGCCAAAAGTTGTGTAATATAAGAATCGTTTTGGTTACCGTATCGAGATAATATTTCCCAAGCCCAAATAATTGCTATCAAAGCCCAAACATTTGTTCCATAAATACCTGAGATGATGTCCGGTGGTTTCGTGTCACCAGTGTTTGGGTAACAAGCATAGTCTCTACTTCGTGGTAATAATTCGCCATACACTACGCCTAAGTAGCTGACCAAACCTATACCAGTAAATAAAGTTCTCTTTTCTTGGAAGCCTTTGCAGGTGGTAGACGTAAGACCGATAGAAGGATTTTCAGGTAGCCAAGGCCAGCTTTCCCCAGAATTTAATCCGTTCTCTCCAATATAAGGGACATCTCCAACTAAATTACCGGAAACGTCTATCGTTACTACATTCTCAAGATCAGTAAAGTTCTCAAATGGTCTTTCAGCAGAGAAAGGTGAAGAGAAATATCTCATTAAGAATCTACCATCAAGACCAGGTATTGAGGGTGATTGCATTCTTACAAGAGAATTCTTAATCGTAGACTTAGCTGCTCTTACATAGTAGTCTTTAATTTCAAGATAAGTATCTTGATATTCATCACCCAAGACTCCATAATCATTAAATCTATTAACAAAAGATGGACTTAGCCCAGCAGCTTTTCTTGCAGTATAAATTTTTGAGTAAGCATTGATCATCTCCAGGGTAGGAGAGATGTATGGGAATAGCAAAGCTTGTTGATAAGCTTGAGCATAGTTCTTTTCAGCAATTCTAAAGACCTTAGAGTTAGTCCACGCATCTCTGCTTGTCCCTCGCCACTGTCTTTCTCTTGTAGTAGCTAGGTCAGGGGAACTGAACATTGAGGTTCCTGGTATTCCTTCAACGGACACGGCTCCAGTAGGTAAAGTAACTAAGAAAGGATCTCTTACATACTTGTCAGTGTCTAATGGGTCACCCTTAATACCAACTCGATAAGGCTGATAATTTACTAATTGAGTTTGTCTACTTCCGTCAGAATAAACAACGGTCCCAGGAGCTAAGAATGGGGTGGCAGTATCTAGTCTCATATAAGGATTGACATAGATCATTTGCTTATAATGAGAAAAACCACCTTGAACAGCGAAAGCATTCCAGGAAGAAATCTTAGTCTTATCTAATGTTGGAGCAACAGCAGATATCTCCAATCTTGATGGTAGATATCTTCTGTAGTAGAAATCTCCTCTAAAACTATCTAAGTAGTTTTTAACATACTTATCAATATTAGTGTTCCTACTTTGTGATATCTGAACTCCATAAATTTGATTAGTGTAGTAAGGGAATCCAGCAGCATCTAGCGTCCTATGCTGACCGGTAAACGCCCAAGCAGGATAAGTGATGGGTCTCCAAGGTTTGTTTGGAACACCATTCGGATAATCTTCCCAATCTGCTACATAAATACTATTCCAGAATCGCCTCGATAGAGAGTATAAAGCTCTTTCTCTAAGATTACTATCTCTAGTTATACCTATGCCTCCGATTAACCCTTGAAGTGGTCTTCCTTCCATTCGACCAACTTCTTTATATCCTTGGCCTTCTGCATAAGTATCCATCGCGAAGAATCCTCTAGCAGTCTCATTATCATCATGAGTGCATAGAATAATCTTCATGTAATAGTCTATTTGCTTAAGTGTTAGCTTGTCTCCTGAAGCAAGTGCGTAAGATATTTGTAGAGCGTAAGCACTGTGTGAGTTAGTAAAAGCTTGTCTCTTACCCTCGTTTATTTGACAGAAGTTACCACCTGGATAACCTTTTCCGTATTGCCTCTTTGGTCCTGGATGTCCAAATGGCTTATAATTTTCTGCGCTTACGTAATAAGGGAAGGTTTGTTTACCTGACTTAACTATGATCTCCCCTCTTGAGTTAGTGGAGCTTGTAAATCCTGTGAATGAAGAAGTTCCAATATCTCCGAGACCCTTAACGAAGCTCATAGAAGCATCAGATCGGTTATTTAAACCAGTGTAGGTTTTGTAATATGATTGTGGATAACCACGAGCAAACCCACGGCTAGAAGAGCCTCCAGGTGTTGGGTTAGTCCCGAAGTAACAAACTATAGAACCCTCGTCTATGAGTCTGTCAGCTCCAGAGAACTCCAAGCTATTGTTAAAACTTTTTCCTGTAAAAGAATAATTAGGATTGTTGGTAAGAATTCTACCAACATTCTCTAGGTTATTATTTGATATTGTAGAGTTAGAAACACTTCCTTTAAACCTCTTACGAGTCCAGTATTCATGTAAAGGATCGAACATGCTACCGTCTCTGTTTGCTTCTAAGAAAAGTCTATTCCATTCTAAATCTACACAGGCTTCCCAAGCCCTCATGTCAGGTAAACCAATTGTAGCATTAATACCAGCACCTCCAACATTAGAGAATCCTGGCTGACTGCCTTGAACTCCTGGTCGGGTATTCAAACCAAGTGGGTTAAATGCCCATGGCTCATGCAGTCCTTTTAAGAAACCAACGTCAGGCATATCCTCAAGAAGCCCGATCTCAAAGAAAGGATTTCTCCTATCGGATAGATCAATTGTTATTGGGGTAGCTCCTGGATTTGTTAGAGGATTTACTGTGTAATATGTTACATCTTTAACCTCCACAGAGCTTAGTGCTTCTGGAAAGTATGGGTGCTCTACTCTATTCTTTATGGGGCTCTCCCACATTGTATACATCATGTTACATGCGCTTTGATAAGCGTCGTCGTAACCGTTATCGAGAATCCATTGCTCAGGTGGTTTCGTAGAAGAGTTTTTGTATGATCCAAAAAGTTTTCTATCGTAGAAGTTTTGATCTATAGCCCAAGTTCTTTCTGATCTGATAGAGTTTTGCGCGTTTTGATCTTCTGTCGATAGAGATGTAGCAACATAAGAATTGTTTAAAAGCAGACAGCCTCTTAAGACCCAAGCGTTGTAGCAAGGTAAGTTGTTGATACCAAAAACTTGGAAATCATACCACGCAGCATTACCTTTATCAAACCAGTTTAATATAGTTCTGTTTAATGATCCAACTGTATCGTAATAGACTGCACACACATTTACAGAAGAAGCATGGCAGACTGTTTCAGGACCAATGACAGAGAATGTTACGTCATCGTTTGAGTAGAATAAGTTTGGAGTTGCAAAAGTTCCATCTCCTATGAGAGTCCGGCCAGTCCTAGAATCAACTTTATTAATACCAGAAATTGTTAGCAGGTATTGAAGGTATTCAGGGCTTCTAAGTCGTGGCCCGTGATTACTAGATACTTTATTAATTCTTACATCCTTTGGATCAATATCTTTATTTCTTGGATCGTAAGTTCCGTCATCATAGTTTAATGTGTCAACACCCCACATAAATGTGAAGGGGATTATATTTTTATTATGTTGTAGTTCATAATAAAAGTTATACCAAATGGGTGGTGCGTCATTGCCTGATGAGTCCCATGTTTCTGTATCAAAGTAAGTTACTGCATCTAACTCAGGAACGATACGCCCATGAAGTTCATATTCTTTTGCTAAACACTCTTCTCCACCAGAATTAGTAGAAGTAGGAAGATCAGTCGTGTTGCCAATCTCTCTAAAGTATCTGTCGTAGATCTTATCTCTAAAGGCCGGGATAATTGAAGACCCATCTGGATACAGTGTTTGTTTATCTTGTCCGTAAAGCCCAGAAGAGAACTCAAAGGTGTTAATGAAGCCATGAGCTGATAATTGGAACCTAGCTCTGTTATTCCCTACGATACCTAGGGCTGTCTTAACTGGGGTGGTAAGATTGAAGCTAGGGATGTTTATGGGTTCTGAGTTAACAAAGTTATAGTAAACTTCAGAGTAATACTCATAAGGACCTGAGACACTTCCATCAATAGCATAGTTGTTGTCACGACGCCCAGCAGGAACTTTACAGTCCCACTTCACACGAAGAAGTTTATATGAACCTAAAGGACTAATACCTTCCGTAGGTTCATGTAAATCACCCATTGGTTCCCACTGAACATATTCATCAGTCCCGTAAATAGAGCTTACAGAGATTTTTGGAGTTTCAGAAGATCCTGGTAGAGTGACCTTGAAAGCATCTTTTTCTAAAGTAATAACTGCCGTCTTAATTTCAGAAGACTCATAAGGAGTTAGGTTAATAACCTTAACAGTGCTGTAGACCTCTCCAGAACCTAATACACCATCGGAATGTTGGTCTCTACCTGCCTCAAACTCTAGAGGAACTGTGGGAATTGGGTCAGCCATATTAGAATGTAGTTATAAGAGGAGGTTCTTCAAGTTCTGAAAGTAGCTCTTGAATTAATGCTTCTTTTTCTTGAGTTGCCTGTTGCATCAAGCTATCACCATTTAATTGAGCGCCACCACCAGGACCTGGTAGCGTTCTATATTTACCTCGAATCTGACCTAAGATTTCTTTGGCACAAGCCAGTGCGTATCGTCTAATCCAAGACTTGTAGGCGTAATGAATTGTATTACTATCAAGAGCACGATATTCTAAAATACAGTAATCATTAACAACTGGTGTAGGATTTACCTGAAGGAAGCGACCGTTTAAAACGTCCCACGAGCCCTCCTGTGATAAGATCTTACGAACCATCTCTAGGTGCATTTGCAGGATATAAAATTCACCTACAGAGAAATCAGAGAATAGGTGAGCATCCTGGAAATATTTGATGAAGTAGTCAAACTCAAGCGTTCCTGCTTGTGCCTGAATTGATAATAAAGTTTTCTTGTAGATAACGTAAGTTAAGTTATCAGCGATATATTGAGGAAGTTCATAAACATTCTCTCCTATTTGAGTTTGGAAT